AAGCGGGCACATTCGCCGCGTGCAACCGGATGACGTCGATCCACCGAGACGCCGCGCGAACGATCCGCATCACGACGAGGCCGCGTAAATGGCGGGCAAAGTCGGATCGTCCTCGTTCAGCGTGTTTCTCGTCGACGGCTACAACCTGCTCGCGGCGAAACTCCAAGGGATCACGCACAAGGTCGAAAGCCACATGGAGAAAAGCGACGGCCTGGGGGACGCGTGGGAAGCGTCCAGTCCAACGGGTGTCCAGACGGCGACACTCGCACAGACCGGGGCGTTTTTCGATGACTCCACGAACAACATCCACGCGGCGCTCAGTGCCTCCGAAGGCGTGAGTCGAACGGTGGCCTTTGCGTTCGCCGGGAATGTGATCGGAAAACCGTTTGTGGGACTCCAAGGGGTCTACGGCCAGGCGTACGACGTCCTCGCACAGAATGCGGCCCTCACGAAAGCGAACGTCGGCTACACCGTCTCAGGCTCACTCGATCGCGGCGTGATCGTGCAGGACTGGGTCGCGAAAACCGTCGACTGGAACACGAAGACGGACGGCTCGCCCGTGGATTTCGTGCTGGACACCTCGCAGACGGTGATCCCGATCGCGTCGATCGCCACGGGCAACCCGGCACCAGTTACCACCACCGTTCCGCACAACTTGACGAGCGGCCAGAAGGTCACGATCTCAGGCACGACCACCACGCCGAGCGTGAACAGCGATCTCGTCGCGACGGTGACAGGCACGAACACGTTCACGGTTCCGATCAACGTCACGGTCGGACAGGCTGGCGCAGCGGGCTCGCTCGTGCGCTCGAACACGGTGAACGGCGGCGCGGGCTATCTCGAAGTCAGCGCGTTCTCGGGCTTCACGGGCTTCATCGGGAAGATCCGATCGTCCGCCGATGACATCACGTATGCGGATCTCGTGACGTTCACGAACGTGACCAGCGCGCCAACCGCGCAACGGGTGACAGTCGCAGGAACGGTCGATCGGTATCTCTCATTCAACGGCGACGTGACGGGCACGGGCTCAATCACTGTCTTTGCCGGCTTCTCGCGGACGTAGGAGGACAGCACAATGGCAGCTGGAAAGCATGGCAGCGCTGAGATCACCATCACCTACGACGACGCGGGCGGCACGCCGCGCACGGTGACGAATTTCATTTTGACGATGGGCGCGTTGAAGATCACCAGCAACACGCAAGCGTCCACGGCCTACGGCGACAGCTGGGAAGAAATGCTCCCGACTGGCGTCTCCAAGGCCGACAAGATCGCGCTGCACGGCTACTTCGACGACACCGCCACGACAGGTCCGCACGTCGTCTTCGGGGCACCGGATACGTCGCCGCAAGCCGCGACACGCACGCTGGCCGTTGTCGTCGGCAATGCGAAGACGTTCACGACGGAAAGCTATCTGGTGAGCTATTCCGTGGCCGGCAAGAACGGGAACCTGACCGAATTCGACGCCGAGATCCAGCCGACGGGCGCGGCGGTGTGGAGTTAACCGGATGTCGATCTTCGCCAGCGAGACGACCGACACCGAGCCGATCACGTTTGATCCGCCGCATACGTTCACGTTCCGCAAGTTGACCGGACGCGAAATGGAAGCGGCACAAGAGGCGCATCTGCGCGGCTTCATGGAACGCTCCACGCGCGGGTGGGCCAGCGAGTTGCGGCGACTCCTTGAGAACGTGAAGCAAGCGACCGACGCGAAGGTGCGCGCCGCCATCAACGATCCCTTGCTCGGCTATGACCGGTTCGTGATCGTGAAGGCCGGGTTGCTCTCGTGGACGTACAAGAACGCGAAGCCGACACCGGAGCAGATTGACGATCTCGATGATGACGCGGTGGATCTGATGGCGCGGGCGATCCTGAAACTCTCGAAGCCGTCGTTGTTTCTGACGCCGCCAGAGTTGGAGGATGCCCAAAAAAAGGTTAGCGGTCCTGCACCGGTTTCTTGATGGTGAAGGACCGCAACCGCTGGAACACTGGATCGGACGGATCTGTGAAGAGTTCCACGTGACACCGACGGAAGCGATCGAGCAGTGGCGGGAACTGCCCGTCGGGTTACTCGAAGGGATCATCGAGGCGCGGGCGTATGCCCACGCAAAATTAGCCTATGACCATGCCGACACACCCGAACTGCAACGGGCACTCCCACGCACGCCGCTGATGGCCTTGGTGAAACGGATCGACTTCGAGCTCGCCCAGGAGGACATCGACGCCCGTGTCTGACGCACTGATCGTTGAGGCGGATGCGACCAGCGTCCTCAAGGCGCTCGACGACGTGGGCGAGCAGGCGGGGCCACGCATGAAAGCGGCGGCGCTTATCTCCGCTGAACACATCCGCGACGAAGCCTTGCGCCGCGTGGCGCGACGTACCGGCCACACGGCCTCAGGGATCACGCTCGAAGAGGGGCATCGGATCACCGGGTATGTCGTCTACGTCCGCGGGATCGATCAGCGCAATCTCCCGATCTGGCTCGAATACGGGACGGTCAAGATGCGGGCGCGGCCATTCCTGTGGGTGTCGGCGGGCCTCGAGCAAGACGCGCACGAACGCCGGATGCGTGACGCGTTGCAGACCGTGATCGATGACGTCGGGTTAGGCGAGTAAATGGCTGGCGAGAATCCCGCGCTCATCGTCAAGGTCGCCGCGAATCTGGATCAGCTGCGCACCAACCTGGCGGAAGGCAAAGCACAGATCGAGCAGACCACCGCGTCGCTGCGCACAATCGGCGCGCAGGCGGCGCCAGGACTCGCGACCGTCACGGCTGAAACCGAGAAAGTCGTGGAGGCGACCACGCGCTACCGGTCCCTGAGCGATGACGTACGGATCTCGCTCGGCCGGTTCGACAGCGTCATCAATGCTGTCGGATTCAGTATCAGCAAGGAAGTGCGCGCCATCGACGAACTCGCGCAGAGTGTCGGGAAATCGGCTGGCGAAGTGGGCGCGCTCTCCACCGTCGGTCTGGCGCTCGGTGCCGGCTTCGCGGGTTGGAATCTTGGGCGGATGGTCGCGGACTTTTTCGACCTCGACACGAAGATCAGCGGCGCGACGGCGCGGCTGGCGGGCTGGGGCGATCTCGCGGGCGCGACGGCTGCGGCGAAACAGGATATGATCACGCTCGCCATTCAGCGCGGAGCCGCGGCTACGGTCTCGTACACCGAAGCCATCCAGTTCAATACCGAATGGTCGAAGAAACAGACGGACAGTTGGAAAGCCTTCGGGACGGCAATGGAAGCGCTCGACGAGCAAGGGAAGGGCTGGCAGAGCACCTTACAAACGATCGACGGGACGGTGGTCGAAGCGATCAAGTACTACCTCGATGCTGGCGTCTCGCAGAAGGATCTCGCTGCGGCGTACGGGTTGACGGCCGTGCAAGTGAAAGCTGTCGCCAGCGCACGGCAAGAGGACATCGAGACGATCAAGATGTGGGACCAGATCCACAAAACCACGTTCGCGCTCGCGCAGGAACACGAGAAGCAGTACCGCGAGGAAGCGCTGCGCGGCGCCGCTGAACGGAACAAAGCCGTGATCGACGGCTTGAACGAGACGCAGAAAGCGGAAGCGGCTCTCTCGGACTACCTGATCAAGCACACGCTGTCGGATAGCGAGTACCAGATCAAAAAAATCTGGGACGTGGTCGCCGAGCAGGAAAAAGCCTTCAAAGGCACCGAGGAACAACGCGCGCTCTTCAATGCGTACGTTGAAGAACTCGCCACCAAACAAGCGGACGTGTTGAAGGCGAAGGACAAGGAAGTGGCCGACGCGGCGCGCGAAGCGCTCAATGCCCAGATCGCGATCATTCCCGACATCGGCCACGGCCCGACCACCCCGAACGCGGGATCGTCGCTCAACCCGAAACCAATTGGTGTGAATCCGATCAGCGGCACGCTGAATCTGTCTGGTGTGGGTGCTGGCAATACCGATCCGGTGTTGCTGTCGTTCCTCAACCAAGGCTACAGCCTGACCGAAGCCTTGGCCCTGATGGGCGGGTATGGCGGTGTCATCCGGCCCCCGCAGGCGCGGCAGAGCGGCGGATCCGTCTATGCGGGCCAGCCGTATCTCGTTGGCGAACGCGGGCCGGAGCTGTTCGTGCCGTCGTCAGGCGGCGGGATCGTCCCGAGCGCGGGCGCGGTGTCCGTCACGAACCACATCACGATCAACGGCAACGTCCTGAGTTCAGAAGCGAAGCTGCAACAAGTCGTCAACGATGCGGTCGTGGCTGGCATGAAGAACGCGGGCATTCGTCTCCCGTCGCGAGTCTGAGTCATGGGTCTGACGGGATCACAGAAGGCGATCATGTATGCCCTGGGCGGGGTGGCGCGAGCCGGAGCCACACGCGCCGGCTATACGAGTCCGAAGACGTTCGTCTCCGTTGGTGGCGTGCAGCGCTCGAGCGCCAAACCCACAGCGGCCGACAAGCTGAAGGACCTGACCGTCCGCGATCTGTTGAATGAGAATCCGAACACGGCGCAATACTCGGCGCAGGGCTGGACGCCGACCGTCGGGCAAGACGTGATCGTGACGATCGGATCGATCAACAACCTCAAACGGGAATTTGCCGGCCAGAACTTGAACGTGCAGCAGTCCGCGTCGAACGCGAACGGGATCGCCACGTTCCAAGTGAACGCGATCGACTACACCTGGGGACTCAATAAACGCAAGGTCACGAAACGGTATACCGCGACGACGATCGGTGCTGTGGCAACCGATCTGATGGCGAGCTATGCGACGGGCTACACGCTCGCGGTCGATCCGACCTTCGGCGCGATCCATCTGGACGAGATCAGTTTCACGAATCAGGAATTGACCGACGCGCTCTCGCAGCTCGTCGGCCGCGGCGGCGGCTACTGGCGGGCGGACTACAGCAAAGTGGTTCGCCTCTTCCTGACGGATACCTCGCAGACCCAACCGACGGCGATCACCAATAGCCATCCGACCTTAGAGGACATTGCGATCACGCGCGATCTGAGTCAGATCGTGACGCGGGTGTTTGTTGAAGGCATGGGATCGGCGGCGTCTCAAGGTGCGGGAATCAGTGCGACGTCGTTACGTGTTGATGATCTCTCACCATTCCCCACGGCTGGCACCGTTGTAAGCGGGCCGCAACGCATTACCTACACCGGGATTGGCTACGGCGATCCCGCTTCCGCGCCGTGGATTGCGCGCGAAGCCCCCCGTATCACATGGAACGATGTCATTTGGGCCGACAGCCTCAATCTCTTTGTGGCGATCGGCGAGAACTACGCGATGACATCGCCCGATGGTGTGGTCTGGACGTTGCGTACGCTCCCCGAAGCGAACACCTTTAGCGCGATCGGCTGGGCACCGAGTCTGAATTTGCTGGTGGCCGTCGGCGCGACTGGGACGCACCGCGTCGTGACCTCGCCGGACGGTATTACATGGACCGCGCGTACGGCATCCGCGGCGAATCAATGGGCGGACCTCGCCTGGTCGCCGAGTCTGTCTCTCTTCGTGGCCGTGTCATCCAGTGCAGGCGGCGTGATGACCTCACCCGATGGCGTCACGTGGACGAGTCGCACGCCAGCAGCGGTCAATAACTGGGCTGGCGTCGCGTGGTCGCCGAGTCTCAACCTCTTCGCGGCGGTCTGCAACGACGTCGGCGCGACATTTGCGGTAATGACGTCCCCCGATGGAATCACATGGACCGGTCGCACCGCCCTGAAAACTCACTGGAATGACATCGACTGGTCATCCGCGCTCGGACTGTTCGCGGCGATTTCCACATTCGGCGAGGTGATGACCTCGCCTGACGGGATCGCATGGACCGTGCAGACCACGCCGTCGGTTGCTACGTCCGCCATCGGCATCATCTGGTCTGACGAATTGGCGCTGTTCGTCGTCGCTGGCGTGACGAAGACGTCGATGATGACGTCCTCCGATGGGATCACCTGGATCGTCGGGCCGATCCCGAGCGGCATGTGGTTTAGCCTCGCGTGGTCGGCGACGCTCGGTCTGTTGGTGGTCGTTGGGAACGACACGGGCGAAAATCTTGTCGCGACCTCTGGCTACACCACATTCACCGGCATTCCAGCGTCGGGTGCCGGATCGATCGCGAATACCATCAACAGCGGCGACGAGGTGCAACTGCTGGTGCAAGTGGATGACACCGCTGCACAAACGGCCCTTGCGGCGCTGATCGGTGGCGACGGGATTCAAGAGGAGTACATCCAAGATCGCCGCATCACCTACACCGAAGCCGTGGCCCGAGGCGAAGCGTTGCTTGCGTTGCGAAGCTCCGTCTCGATCACGTTTGAAGGCACGGTGAAAGATCCGAACATGGCATCGGGAACCACCGTGTCAGTGAACTTGCCCGCCCCGATGAGTGTGGTGGCGGACTTCACGGTGCAAGAGGTGACGATCGCCAACTTCCAGCTGCTGATTCCACCGACGCGTCGCTTCACGGCCTCGACGGAACGATTCTCGCTGAACGATCTCTTGCGTCGCATCAAGGATGCCGCCTAGCGATGGCCCCGACCATTACCCGCACGCCGTTCGTTGATGATGATCTCAGCGGCACCACTGGGACGGTCATCAACAACGCGTGGAAACAGGAACTCTACGATCAGATCGACGCGGTCGTCGCGGCCGAAGATGTCGCCGTCACCACCGTACCGCATGGCGGGACCGGCGTCGCGACATTGGCGGCACACGGCGTCGTCGTGGGGAACGGCGCGAGCACGGTTAACGTGACCGGAGCCGGGACAGCCGGCCAGATCCTCACGTCGAATGGGGCGAGTGCCGATCCGACGTTCCAGGCGCCGGCTGGCGCGGGCGTGTCAACAGTCACAACGACCGGCAACATCACGGCGCTCGCGTTGCCAACCGGGACCGGCAATCTCGTCATCTACATGAACAATGCGTCGTTGGCGACCATTCAGGGGATCGCCGCGGGACTGACCGGCCAACGGCTCTCGATTGTGTCGATCGGTGCCGGCCAAGTCGATCTCTCGCATCAGGACGCGGCGGCGACCGCAGCGAACCGGCTCATCAACTTTGCGACATCTGGCAAGACGTCGCTGGCCGCAGCGACGGGCGCTGCGGAGCTCGAATACGATGCGGCGAACTCACGCTGGCGACTCGTCGCGCACGAGCAGGGTGCGTTCATCACGCCGACATTCGCGGGAGGCAACTTCACGGCGAACGGGGCGATGACGTGGACTGTCGACAGCGGCGATGTCACCACGTACGCCTACTTGCTGCGCGGCCGGACGCTTTTTGTCGAGTTCGACATTCAAACGACGACGGTCGGTGGCACTCTCAATTCGCTCTTGAACGTCGCCATTCCCGCCGGCTACACGCTGGCAAAGCAGCAGTTTTCGGCGGCGGTGTGGGCCTCGAATAATGGGACGGCTACAACCGGTCTGATCGGTGGGCCAGCAGCCTCGACGGTGCTCGGCATCAACAAGAGCGATCTCACGAACTGGGCGGCGGCGACGAACAACACGCGGGTGGCGAGCTCGATCTGCGTCGAGGTGAACTGACATGGCTAAAACGCTCGATCTCGCCACGCCCGAAGTCACGCCGCCGATCACGAATGCCAACTACCGGATCGGCGCAATTCATCTGCTCGTTTCGCCCACACCGGACGTCTCGGTGCATCTGATCGGGGCCAATGGCGAACGGATCGAAGTTCGCACGGCCGACAGCGGTGAAGCGCAAACGCTCTTGCAGCAGTTGAACACGGCGAACCTGACCACGAAATCCTTGCAGCGGCGCTGTCTCGAATGGTGCGCGTCGAAACTCCCGCGTCTCGCTGGCACAGTAAGCGGGACACCGGCATGACCGACGGCCCGATCTTCAAGAAATACAATCGGCGCATCGTCGATCGGTTGTCGTACGTCAGTCTCTACGTCTGGGCCACCGTGGTGACGTGCCTGATCACCGTCGTGTCTGTCGTGACGCTGGCGATCGTGCGGCCGGAAAGCGGATCAACCATCTCCACGATCGTCGGGATTACGGTGCCGGTGATGATGGCCTTGCTCGCTGCTGGTGTTCGGGACGTGCATCGCGGGATCGACGGCCGCGTCTCCCAGCTCGTGTTGACGACGTCCGAGAATGCCGAACGCATGGCCCGCGTGGAAATGTTGCGGGACATGCACGCGAAGCTGCGCGAACTGGAACCGGGCTCGCCCGAGCATCAAATCCTGCTCGACCAGATCGCGGAAGAAGCCGGGAAGCCTTTCAAATTCTACGAACGGCGGGTCAGTGGCGGCCCTTGATCGCGGGTTGATCCGGATCGTCGCGACCGAATACCGCCTCCCGTCCGACATCCTCTACGCGCAAATTCTCGTTGAGAGCAACGGTGATCCATTCGCCTTCCGCTATGAGGATCAATTTTTCGAGGACTACATTCGCCGGAACGACCAGGCCAAAGGCTTCAAGTACGGCCCGATCGCGGCCTGTAGTTTCGGCTTGCTTCAGATCGTGCTCGAAACCGCACTCGAGCACGGCTTCGACGGCAACCCGTGGGATCTATTCATTCCGCGCGTTGGGTTGACGTGGGGC